CGGCTCGCCGCGATCCGCCTACGTGGCGAATACGGCTGGTGGTCGCTGTATCAGCAATCACCTGTACCGCGCGGCGGCGGCATGTTCCGTCGCGAGTGGTTTCAGCCCGTGGACACGATCCCCGACGACGGACATGCGGTGCGCGGTTGGGATCTCGCGGCGTCGTCCGAGCGTGACAGCGCGCAGACGGCAGGCGTCAAGCTGCGCATGGTCAACGGCAAGACGTTCATTGAGGATGTCGTGTGCATCCAGGGCACGCCGCACGAGGTCGAGCAACTGATCGTGCAGACGGCAGCACAGGATGGCCCGAACGTGCTCCAGGACTTGCCGCAGGATCCGGGGCAGGCGGGTAAGGCGCAGAAGTCGTATCTCGCGAGCAAGCTCAACGGATATCGCGTCAGTTTTTCGCCGGAGAGCGGCAGCAAGGAACTACGCGCCGAGCCGTTCGCGGCGCAGTGCCAGGCGCTCAACGTGTTCATGGTGCGCGCGCCGTGGAACGGGGCCTACCTGAGCGAGATGGAGTCGTTTCCTGCGGGCAAGCTGCGGGACCGCGTTGACGCGACGAGCAGGGCATACGCGGCGCTATGCGAGGACGATTCGGTCGCGCTGCTCTTGGCTGCTGCGGCGAACCTGCGGTGAATCGACCGCCCGTCTGCTGTCACCGACAACAGGCACATGGCCGGCAAAAAGCAGGCGCGAAACAGGGGACAGTTTCCGCGCGGCGTCTCGGGCAACCCCGCTGGCCGTCCGCGCCTCGACGCCTTCGTCAACGAGTACACCGGCCACGGCACCGCCGACGACGCATCGCAGTTCACGCGCCACGTCACTCGCCCGGTGTCCGAGCAGGAGGCGATCGACCTGCGGCGTGGCAACTGGCTCGCGAAGCGAATCGTCGAGTTGCGTCCCGAGGACTGCTTTCGCAAGGGCTACACGATCAAGACCGACGACAAGGACACGAGCGAGCGCCTGATGGCGATGCTCGAGTCCGCCTGCGTGAGCAAGAAGCTCATCGCTGCCGGTCAGATGGAGGCCACCGTGGGCGGTGCCGCCCTGTTCCCGGTGCTCGACGGCGCGATCGGCGACCTCGCGGAGCCGCTCGATCTCGACAACTCGCCGCGGCTGCTGTCCGTCAAGGCGATCCACCTGCTGGAATCGCGCGAGCTTCAGCCCGAGTCCTGGTACGACGACATCACGCATCCGAAGTTTCGTCGCCCCGAGCGATACCGGCTGTGCGCGATGAGCGGCGGCGGATCGGTGCGAACGACGCACGTGGTGATCCACGAGTCACGGCTCGCGGTGTTCACCGGCATCCAGGTCAGCAGCGAGCCGCAACCAGGACAGCCGTGGGGCTGGGGTGACTCTAAGCTCACGCCAATCCGCGACGTGATCCACAACTTCGGGCTGTCGTGGGGCTCGGTTGCCGCGATCCTGCGCAACTTCGGCGAGCGAATCATCAAGATTGCAGAGCTGAACAAGATCCTCGCGGCGCGCGGCGGCGAGGCGGCGCTGGCCAAGAGGCTGCGGTTCGCCGATCGGTTCCGCTCGACGCTGCGCGGCCAGGTGTTCTCCGCGGACGACGAGGTCGAGACGCTACTCAACTCGACGACGGGGCTGCCCGATCTGCTGCTGCAACTAGCGCAGGTCGTCAGCGCCGCAGCCGGCGAGCCGATGACGCGCCTGTTTGGGATGTCGCCTGGCGGCATGAACGCAACGGGCGAGTACGACCAGCAAATGGCGCACGAGATGATCGCCAACGAGCAGTCGCAGAAGTACACCGAGCCGCTGGAGTGGCTGATCCGGCTGTTCATGCTGTGCGCGGATTCGCCGACGGGGGGCGTTGAACCGGATGTGTGGTCGATCGAGTGGAAGGCACTCAAGCAGCAGAGCGAGCTCGAGATCGCGCAGACCCGCAAGCTCGTCGCCGAGACCGACGAGAAGTACTACGCGATGGGCCTGCCCGCCGAGCGGCTGCTACAGGATCGGTTCGGCGGCGACACGTTCTCGATGGAGACGACGTTCGATGCCGCCGAGTTCCGCGCGCAGCAGGAAGAGGAGCAGCGGCTCGCGGAGGAGATGCGGCGGGCGGAGGCGGAGGCGAAAGAGGAGAAGCCGACCGCCAACACGGAGACACCGTGATCTTCCCCCTCGCCTTCCTGCTCTCCGCCGTCGGCGAGTACCTGATCACCAAATGGGTCAAAGCCGTCAGCGATAGTCGGCTCGCTATCGCGGTCACGCTGTCTGGCGTGCTGAGCGCGATGAGCCTGGTGGGACTGCTGTTCGTGGTGAGCGATCCGCGCGTTGCGGTGGCGGTTGTCGCGGGCGATATGGTCGGGTGCTACCTCGGGGTACGGAGGCGGGAATCATGATCGTCGACGCGGAGTGCGGCACCGTCGAGACGCGCCCATCGCACGAGGTCGAGCCCGACGATGGTATGGTGCGGCTCGACTACAACGCACCGGGCTTCGACAGGCCGGTCGCGCGCACGTGGTTCGCCCCGGGTGCGGCGAGGCGGCTTGCGAGCGCGCTACTCGATGCGGCCGACAAGGCGCAGGGCGTGACGCCGGATGCGTCGTGTTCGCGATGTGGAGCCATCAAATGATTCGGACGGACGACGCACGCGCGCACGGGAATGGTCCAGTGTGCGCATTCTTCTCCGGGCATGTCGTCCGTCCACCTTTTCGATCCTCAGCGGCATGGTGCGCAGGGAGAGCCTGCGACCGGGTTCATCGTTCCGTCTGAAACACCGCTGAGGATCGCCTTTCCATGACCGCTGACTCCACTGCCCGTCTCGCCGCAACCTACGCCGCCTACGGCCTGGCCCGTCGTCCACATCGCGTCCCGCGCGCGCAGCCGCCGTCGCTGATCGAGGCCGAGTATGCCGCGCAGCTCGTTGCCATGGTCGGCGAGTGGCGCGCAGTCGCCACACAGGCGATCCGACTCGACGACGTGACCAGCGTGCCCGGCAAGGCTCGCCGCGTCCGCGATGTTGTCACGTCCACGGTGCGCCGCACGCAGACGATCGCCGAGCGCACCGCGCGCCGCACGGTCGATCACAGCAAGCGCCAGGTTGCCCGGCAGACGAAGGCGGCGCTCGGTGTCGAGGTGCCGGCATATCCGCCTGGCATCGAGCCGCGAATCCAGGCGTTCATCGTCGAGAACGTGGCCGCGATGCAGAAGCTCGGCAACGCAACGTCGGACGCGCTGGAGTCCACGCTCGCACGCGCCTACGCTGACGGGTGGGGCGCAGACGAGCTTGCCGAGGAGTTGACGCGGCGGTTTGGGATCGCCGAGCGCAGCGCACGCGGCATCGCGCGGGATCAGATGCAGCGGCTGTATGCGCAGGTGACGCGAATGCAGCACGAGGATCTCGGCGTCACGGTATTCCGCTGGCACACGCAGCAGGATGGCAAAGTCCGCTCGAGTCACGCGGTCAAGGATGGGCGCGTGTTCCCGTACAAAGGCTCGCGCGCGCCATCGTTTCTCCCGGGCGAGGAGCCGAACTGCCGATGCTGGGCGGAGCCGAGTTTCGAGGAGATCAAAGCGAGCGCCCGTGCGCTCGCGGGCAAGGGGCGTACACGTGGACGCTGATTACGCAGTCCTTGCCGTGATGATCGCGTCACTTGTCGTCGTGTTTTTCTACCGGCGCACCCGGCATCAACTGCTGTACTACGCATGGCTCGGGCTGATCTGGCTCGAGACCCAGGCGCGCAAGTGGCGCGACCGCAAGGGCGGAAAGCGCGGCGCATGAGAGTCGCGCTCGTCCCGTACCAGCGTGAGTGGTCCTACGACTTTACTGCGCGTGCGCTCGTGCAACACCTGCCGTTTGACTTTCGCGTGTTCCACAGCGACACGCTCGACGAGTTTCGTCCGCACGACTTCGATCTCGTCGTCGACTTCTGGTGGCGCGGTGGGTTCGCGCGGCGATTCAAGCAGCGCGCATTGGTGCAGGTGTCGTCGCACCGCTGGGGCCGCGAGAAATACGGCAGCCTCGATGCGTCCGCGCTAATCGACGGCTACCTGCGTCGCTCAGCTGGCGTGCTGGTGCCGAGTCAGCGACTGGCGTCCGAGCTCGCCGATGCGCCGCACGTGACCGTGTGCCCCAAGGGCTTCCATCCCGAGGCATTCGGGGACTTCGGTTCACGTCGCGGACCCTTGCGAGTCGGTTGGGCTGGGAATGGCGGTGCGCCGGACAAGCGGCTCGATGTGCTGCTGGCGGCGTGCCCCGATCTCGTGACCGTGGGACCGGCGACGCCTGCGGGCACGATCTCGCAGTCCGCGATGCCCGACTGGTACAACTCGATCGACGTCATCACCTGCGCCTCGATGGCCGAGGGCGATCCGCGTCCGCTGATCGAGGCCATGGCGTGCGGCGCGTTCCCCGTGACGGTGGATGTCGGCATCGTGCCCGAGCTGGTACGCCACGGCGACAACGGACTGATCGTTGAGCGGACCCCGCAAGCATTCGCGGAGGCGTTCGCGTGGTGCCGGGCGAACCTGGACTACGTGCGCGATGCCGGCCGGCGCAACGCGCGCGAGATGCTGGCGACGCGGACGTGGGCGCACGCCGCTCCGGCGTGGGGCGGCGCTATCCAGTCCGCGATCGAGCGTGCCCCCGAGTGGCAGATCAACTCTCGCGAGGAGCGCAAGGCGCGGATCCTTGCGGCGCGGAAGAAACGCGCCAAGGAGCGAGCCGCATGATCGTCGACTGCGGCGGACACAACGGCTCATCGGTGCGGCGATTCCGCTGCGAGCGCGGGCCTGACATCGAGATCGTAACCTTCGAGCCCAACCCGCTCTACGCCGAGCGCTACCGGGGCTTCGGGTGTCATCGGCTTGTCCAGGCCGCAGCATGGACCCAGGACGGGGTGCAGGATTTCTACCTCGACCCCATCGATGGAGACGGCAGCTCGCTGCTGCGCGACAAGCAGACCGGCGGACTTGATCGCGAGCATCCGATCCGGGTTGTCACCGTGGATCTATCAGCGTGGCTCCGACGCAACGGGCGCCCCGTCACCCTCAAGCTCGATATCGAGGGCGCCGAGTACGCGGTGCTCGACAAGGTTTTGCGCGATGGGACTGTGTCCTACGTCAGCGAGCTGTTGATCGAGTGGCACTGGCACAAGGTCGGCATATCCGAGGCGACGCACCGCGATCTCGTCAAGCGATGGGAGTCCACAGGGATCCCGGTCTCCTACTGGGATGCAGGCGGATGGTGAATCAGCGGATGTGTGAGTTCGCGCTGGCTCGCCTGGCTGCGATGGGTGAGTCCGAGAGCGGGCTCTACAACTACTACGCGCGGCGTGCCGAACGTGGTGCGATGCTCGGGCCCGAGGAGGTCGCCATCGCGGACCACATCGAGGGGCGCGGGCTGTCGGTCCTGGAGTTGTGCGCTGGTGCCGCGCAGCTTGGTCACTTGTTGTCGCTGCGTGGGCACGCCGTCACAGCGATCGACATCGATCGGCGTCGCTGCGCGTTTGCGACCGCGCTCGGTTCGTACATCGGCAGCACGTGCGCGATCGTCCACGGCAGGTGGCAGGATCGCGGCATCGACGGGTGGGAGTTGATCGTCACGCTCAACGCGATCGGATCGCACATGTCCTCTGCGGACTCCGATGCGCTCATCGAGTACGCAAAGCGCGGCGGCGAGTTCATCATCCAGCCCAGCAAGTTCGGCTCGGGCATCCCGATCGAGATCCCAGGGCTGCGCGCGACTCAGGTCTACGGCGATGTCTATCACTACACTACGTAAGCAGCGAGGGATCCGGCGCGTGGTCCACTGCCACGCCGATCACTTCGAGCCCGAGGAGGTCGCGAAGCGATTCGGATCGGCGGCCGACATCAGGCGATGGCTCGAGCGTCAGCGTCCTGCGATTCCGACGCTGTTCGTGAAGTGCCCGATCGGATTCCGGTTGGACAAGCGGTCTAGGATCGGCATGAGCCTGCACGCAACCGGCAGCGCCGCCATCGAGGCCGACTATCTGCGGGCGCTCGTCGCCGATGGCGTCGGCATTGGGCTGCACGTCCATCACGAGTCCTGGACTCGCAACACGCTGCCGCCAGAAAAGTTCTCACCGGAGGCGCAGGATCTCCATGAGTATGCCGCCAGGCGACCAATGGACCATGAGCGCATGAGCGCCATGGTTGAGGCGTCGCTCGCGTGGCTGCGTGACACGACGGGGCTCGCGCTCGACACGTGGCACTTCGTGCACGGCTGCTGGGCGTTTGGCGCCAGCGATCCGGAGATCTGTCAGCTCGAGACCGAGGTGCCGCTGCTGTACTCGCACGGCTGTCGCGCGGACTTCTCGTTCCCGGCCGGGCGACGGTACTGTGATCCGCCGTGGACGCGGCCACAGTGGATCGTGCCCGCCAAGGGCGTGCGTGCGAGCGAGCGAGGCGATCCGCGTGACGAACACGCGAGCGGACGGATGCTTGTCTGGGCTAGCGCGACGGACGAGTGGCGGTGCGGCTTGGACACGTACACGCAGGACTCGCGGCGACTGATGAGCCTGCCCGACAAGATCGAGCGTTACCTCGCGATTTGCCCCGTCATCCGGGACACCGCGTACATCAAGACGTGCTCGCATGGGATGCACTCGCACTACTGGCAGGGCGGCAATCCGACGCCGACGCTCGGCGCGTTTGCGCGCGAGCTCGTGGACGCGGTAGGTGACGTGGAGTTCATGACTTCCGATCAGGTTGTGAACGAGTTGCGGTAAATCGACCGCCCATGTGCTCGGCGTGACGCTGAGCATGTGAAGACCGTTGTCCGCTTCGATCAGGGGTCGCTCCGCAAGCCGGAGCGCACGCCACAGGGCTTCCTGAAGGTCGATGCGATGGTCGCACGCTGCGGCGTGCTGGAGTATCGCAATCCCGACGGCTCGATCCGTCGCGAGCTGCGGCTACCCGAGGACGTGTTCCGCGCGGACTCGCTGAGCGCCTTCGAGGGTGTGTCAGTCACGGACGGACACCCGACGGTGCTCGTCACCGCCGACAACGTGCGCACGCTCGAAGCCGGCACGGTCACCGGCTCGGCTCGCCGCGATGGTGATTGGGTCGTCGCACCGATCGTCGTCAAGGATCCGAAGCTCATCGCCAAGATCGAGCGCGGCGACACCGGCGTGTCCGTCGGCTACACGATTCGCGAGGACTGGACGCCCGGCGTGCATCCTGTCTACGGGCCGTACGACCTGATCCAGCGCGACATCGGACCGAACCACATCGCGGGCGCCGTGAAGGTGCCGCGCGCAGGAGATGGCGCTCGCATCCGCATGGACGGAGTCGAGTTCGCAACCCAAATCGACCGCCCAATGGTGGGCGGAGAAAGTTTGCACATGGATAAGGACGAACAGATCCGACTCCTCCAGCAGCAGCTTGCGGACGCGTCCACGCGTGCGTCCACGCTGGAGGCCGACCTCAAGACGCGTACCGACGAGCGCGACACGGCGACCAACGCCCTCGCGGCTGCGAAGAAGCTGGCGGAGGACGTCCAGGCGCGTCTCGACTCCGGCATCGACGCCGCCGAGTCCGAGGCCGTCAAGGCGGTCCAGGTTCGTCTCGACGAGGCGAACGCGAAGATCCGCGAGCTCGAGTCGGAGATCCCGACGCGTGTTCGCGAGCGCGCCTCGCTGCTCACGCGGGCCCGCGCCATCCTTGGCGCCGACTACCGCGCTGACTCGCTCGACGACCGCACGATCCTCGAGGCCGGCATCCGCCGCTTCGACCCCAAGGCGGATCTCGCCAAGGAGTCCGAGGTCGGTCTACGTGCTCGCTTCGATGCGTTCTACGAGGCGCGTGCGAATACCGCCACGTCCACCGCTCGTGCGGGCGCCGCTCTCGCGGTGCGCGCCGACAACAACAAGCCGACCGAGTTCGATCCGTTCGACCCGCTCAACAATGGTGTTGGGCAGTGGGCATCGCCGCACGCGGCGAAGAAGGGAGCGTAGGCCATGGCCTCGCCGCAAACTGCTGTTCCGTCCGAGATGTCGTACGCCGTGCCAGGCCAGGTGGCCGACCTGCACACGGCAAAGTATGGGGCCATCGAGAGCCACGCCAATGGCGAGAACTCGGCGGAGCTGGCCTACGGCTGCTTCGTTGCTCGCGGTAGCGCGGACGGCGACGGTCGCGCGGAGGCGCTTCGGTTCACCGAGGACTCGGTGCTTCTGGGCCTCGCGGTGTTCTCGCAGGCGCTCGCGTATCCCGAGCAGGTCGGCGACACGGGCGTCAAGCCGGGCGTCTCGTTCGGCGTTGCGCGGACCGGCGTCTACTACGTGATGCCCGAGACCGACGTCACCCCGGCGTCGGGTGTCCACATCCGCCACACGGCGAACGGCTCGGAGAAGTTCGGCGCTGTTCGCGGCACGGCCGAGTCGAGCGACACGGTCGACGCGTCCGACTTCTGCCGCTGGGTCTCGTCGGGTGGTCCGACGAGCGGACAGTGCGCGGCGCTCGAGATCATGCTGCCGGCGGGCGGATCGCTCGCCACCGAGGATTCGTAATCATGAGCAAGAACAAGCAACCCCCGATTCGGTTGGACGCGGCGACGTCCTACTTCATCGACCAGCAGCTCGAAGCGCAGGATCCTCGCAAGTTCCGCCAGCTCGTTCCGGGCATCGTCGGTCGTCGCATCCTCTCCGTCGTGCAGGGTCTGTCGCGCTCGCAGCCGACCTACTCGTACACGATGCAGATCCTCAAGGCCAAGACGCACCGTCACGGTGCCAAGGCCAAGGACGCGCCGACGGTCGAGGTGCTCACCGAGAAGGTGATCCACCAGATCGAGACGTACCCGGCTGCAATCGAGTACGAGTTCGACGACGTGGAGAACGCCCGTCTCAACGGGCTCGATCTTCCCGGCGACAAGAAGCTCGCGGCGATCACTAAGCTCGAGGAGCGGATCGACGAGTCGCTCGCGACCGGTGACGGCAACGCCACCGGCCTGCTGAACAACGCGAACATCTCGGCGACCACGGCGGGCTCCAAGTCCGGCGGTGGCACCACGGCGTGGACCAACACCGGCGCGACGGCGGACGAGATGGTCAAGGACGTCGCCTCGGCGGTGTCCGACACCAGCGCGGCGCTCAAGCAGGCCCGCGTTCCCGGCTCGGACATGCCCAACTTCATGCAGTGGGCGCTCGTCCTGCCGGACAGCTGGTACATCAAGGCCGCGACCACGTACCGTGCGAACACCGACGCGACCGCGCTCGACCTGATCCAGAAGATGCCGTTCGTCAAGAGCGTCATCCCGTGGTGGCGGTGCGAGACGGCGGACGGTGGTGCGGCTCGCGCGGCGCTGATTCCGGCGCTCGACAACGGCGGGATCAACCCGCTGGCGGCTGGCGCGATCGTTCCGTTCGACTACGAGGAGCAGGCTCCTCAGCTGTCGGGTTGGACCGTCGCGATCCCGGCCCGCGCCAAGGCCGGCGGCTGCGCGATTCCGTTCCCGGTCGCGTGCCGGTACATCGATCTCAGCTAGTCGTGACCGCGTGGCTCGACCCCGCTTCGGCGGGGCGGGCTTCGCATATTGCGGGCGAGGGAGACAGCAACCCGCGTGGCTCATAACCACGAGAACGACGTGCAATTCGTCGGTCCGCTACGATGGCATTTACAGCGAAAATCCGTGGCGAGTGGCGCGTCCTCTCTCCGGCGATGGCGCGCGTGTTTCGTAAGCGCGGCGTCCGCGTGTACGAGGCGCCGCACGGCTCCGTCGTGCACGAAAGCGCCGACGGCGAGGTGACATTCGAGTCAGAGGGCGACTTCCTCGAGCGATTCCCGCCTGCGCGAGTGCACGAGATGGCGCCGAGCGAGCCGCTGGAGGGTGACGCGGTCGAGGTGCAGGGCGATCCGCAGGAGATTGCGCGGGCGACGTCGGCCCGCCCTGACGCGCTCGTTGTCGGCGAACTCCCCGAGGACCGCGCAAGGCGCCTTGTCAACGAGTTCGACAACGCACCGACCGACGAGGCAAGGATCGTGGCGGCGAGCGAGATCGTCGAGATCGGCTGGGGCAACGCAGCCGCCGCCGACGACCTCTCCGACGAAGACCTCGAGCGCCTCACGGCCCCGGAGTAACCCGTGGCCGACGTGACATGGGCAGACGTCACCGCGCTGCAGGCCAACCTATCCACGGTTTCGGCGGGCGCGCAGACGATCATCCTGCGCCACGTCAACGAGGACTTGAATCCCTCGGCGTTCGGCGGCGAGGGCTCGGCGGGATACCACCTGGCCCGCTGCTGCCTCGCGTCGCATCTCGGCGAGATCCAGCGTCGCAACGGACAGCACGCTGTGGCCAGCGAGAGCATCGGCACATCGGCTATCGCGATCACCTACGGCACGTCCGATCACGGGCTCAAGCAGACCGCGTGGGGCGCACAGTACGCTGACTTGCTCCGATCGTCACCCCTGCGCATCGGGGGCGGGCGATGTCGCTAGGCACCGGACGAGCAGCGTCGCACTTCGCTGGACGGCTCCAGTCCGCGACGCTGACCAAGCAGGCGGCGAGCGCGCTCGACGCGAGCAACCCCACGGCTGCGCCGACGGGCACGAGCACACAGCACGCGTGCGAGGGGCAGGCATTCGCCTACGGGCTGCACGACATCGACGGCAGCCGCGTGATCAAGGGCGATTTTCGCGTGGTCCTGATTCGCCACGGGCTGTCGGTCACGCCGCAGCCGGGTGACGCGCTATCGATTCCGCCGCCGGGATCGTCGACGCCAGCGACGGTGCGCGTGGTCGCGATCGAAGCGGTGACGGCGGCGCAGTTCACGTTGCAGGTGCGGGGATGAGCCGGATCGTTCGTCGCGGCGCCACGCCCGGCAGGTACGCCACGCGTCCCGTTGAGCCTCGCGGTGCGTCCGGACGCGGATCGGTCGCCGCGGTCGGCCGCGACATGCGCAAGGCACTCTCGGAGACGCTGGCGGGTGTCATGACGGCTGCGGCGGAGGCGGTGACGGACGCGACTCCGGTTGACACCGGCCATGCACAGAGCAATTGGATTTTGTCGACGGGGGCGCCCTACACGGGCGTCGACGGCTCCCGCGAGAACGTCTCCGAGGCTGCCCAGGTTCACGGGCTCGAGAAGATGGCCAACTACGACGTCGGGCGGGACGGTAGGATCTACTTGGTGAACAACGTGCCGTACATGCGCACCGAGGGCGATCGACTCGGACTCGAGGACGGCTCGTCACCCCAGCAACCAGAGCCCGGCTGGATCACCAAGGCGCTGCTCACCGCATCGAGCAAGGCGCCCAAGGGTCGGCGCGCGGTCGTCCGCAAGGCGCTGCGCGCGATGGGCAAGTCCGCACTGCGAGGCGGCAAGTGACCCCGCGCGAGGCCCACAACGCGATCTACTCGCACTGGATCGCCCAAGCCGCCGTGCGGATGCCGACGCTGACCTACGCGATCGACAACCGCCGCATCGCGCAGCCCACGCCGCCGTTTGCGATCGTGTCGATCACGAACCTTCCCGCCGAGCAACAGACGTTCGGCGCACCCGGCGCGCGACGCTTCGAGCGTCCGGGGTTCGTGGACGTCAAGCTCTACGACGCCCGCGATCAGGGCCGCGGCACGCTCGACGACCTCGCCGAGCACGTGAAAGCGATCTTCGAGGCGACGCGGATCGGCGCCACGTCGTCGTTTCACGGCATCACCACGTTCGCGATGACGATCACCGAGCTGCGCACGGACAGGGAGTACCCGGATCTCTGGGGGCTCCTATGCCGTACTGGCTTCGAGTACCGGCAGCGCCGCTGAAATCGACCGCCCATGACCCCGGCTCGACGCTGGAGCCATGGAAGTGCATTCCGACTCCGTAAATATCGCCGCGGCGGAGGAATCCCAGCCCGGCGTCCTACCCACCTCCAACTGGCGCAACCTGGAGGCCGACGCGATCGGCGATCCGGGGCCGCAGTACACCAAGCAGGCGCGCAACCCGTTCACGATCACGCGCCAGCTTCGGCGCCCGTTCGTGGCGGGCCTGGACTGCGCGCTCACCCTGGAGGTCGACGCGATCAAGGATCACATCGACATCTTCGGCGAGGCGATGTTCAAGGCCGACTGGAAGCACAACGGCGGCACGGGACAATCGCTGTTCCGGCCGTCGGCCGTCACCGACGGTGGCGGCTCGGAGGACTCGTTCGCGGTTGCCGCAGCCGGCAACCTCGCCAACGGGACGATCATCGTCACGCGTGGGTTCGCGAACCCCGAGAACAACGGGACATTCGTCACCACGGGCACGAGCACGACCACGGCGATCAAGGTCGCGACCGGGACGCTCGTCGCCGAGGCGAATCCGCCCGACAACGCGACGCTGGACGTGGCGGGTTTCCAGTTCGCCGCGGGAGATCTCGAGATCGACTCCGACGGCAACCTGATCACCGCGTCCAAGGACCTGCGCGATCTCGGGCTGCACGTCGGCCAGATGGTGTGGCTGCCGTCCGCCGAGGAGCAGGATCCTCCGTACGTGTTCGCCAACGCGGACTACTACGGCTCGGCCAAGGTCGTCGCCATCGCGCAGAACAAGATCACGCTCGAGCGACGCTCGTGGACGGTCGGCGCGGCTGATGACGGATCGGGCAAGACGATCCGGCTGCTGTTCGGCCGCTGGATCCGCGATGTCGCTCGCGGCCACGCGGACGAGAACCTCGTGACGCACTCCTTCGAGATCACGTACCCGACGGTCGGCACCGGTGGTACGCCACGATACGAGTACCTCAAGGGCTGCACGCTCAACGCGGCCACCTTCCAGTTCCCCTCGGAGGGCAAGGTCTTGATGCAGCTCGCGTTCATCGGCAAGGAAGCCGACGACCCGACTGACTCGCGCACGAGTGGCGCGAGCGACGCCACGGATTGCGTGACCGGGCTGGCGATGTCGACGAGCTCGGACATCAAGCGCCTCTCGGTGGCGAACGTCGACGAGTCGGGACTGATGACCGACTTCGCGGACCTCTCGCTCGTGCTGAACAACAACGTCACCGCGGTCAAGGCGGTCGGCCATCTCGGCAACCGCTTCACGCCGATCGGCACCTTCGAGGCGCAGGTCGAGGGTGATGCGTTCTTCGTGACGCCCGAGATCGTGGCGGCTGTCAGCGACAACCGGATCGTTCGGTTCTCGACGGGCGGACGTAACGACGACTTCGGTGTGCTGTTCGATGTCCCGAGCGCCGCGAGCATGTCGGCGAACAAGACGATCGCCAAGGGCGAGCTCGTCCGCATCTCGTCGCAGGTGTCGGGTTTCATGGACTCCGACGAGGGCTACACCGCTGGGATGACCGTGTTCCCGTGGCTGCCGACGCAGGCGCCGGGGCTGGAGACCTAAGACATGTTCGACCACTACACGAAGCAGGCGCCCCAGCAGGGGCGCACGGTTCCGTACACGCTTGTCGCGCTCCGCAACCCAGACGGATCCAGTCCGGTGCTCCACGTCGAATACCTCGGCGAGAGCAATCGCCCATACTGGCTGGAGTCGCTTGCACGTGCACAGGCAAAGGAGAAGCCATCAGGCACGACGCCGATCGAGATCGATCGCGAGCGACGCGCCCAGCGTGACAAGAACCGGGCGACGCTCGCGCAGCACAGCGTGCGGCGACTGGAGCATGTGTTCCGAAGCGACGGCACGTCGGCAACGAGTGCCGACATTCCAGCCGTGCTGGCCGCGATCCCAGACGAGGATCTCGACGCGCTGTGGTTCTTTGTGCAGAACCCCGGCAACTTTCGCGACTACACGTTCGCAGAAACACCGGCGGCGCTCGCGGAAAAATAGACGCCCGGCTCGAGTATGATGCGCAGGCGGCGACCATTCTGTGGTCGATCGAGCAGGGCAGAAAAAAGGGCCGCAAGCCTACCGCCGACCAAGAGACGCTCTTGGCAAGCAAGCCAGAGCTTGATTACGGCGGATACGAGATGCTGCGCGCCTACGTGCAACTCTCTACGTGTCGCGCAATTGGCATGTCACCGGGTCCCGTACCGATGTGGGCAGTGTGGCAATGGGAGGATCGCAACGGCATCGTTGACGAGACGCTGCGGCGCTTCGTTGAGGACACGATCGGGCTCGTGGATGCTCGCGTCATGAAGCGCCTGGAGGCGAAATCGTCCGCCGCATCGTCAACGAGTAGCGTAAACAAGGGTGAGCGACTACACGTTTCAGATCGTCGGCGACGCAAGCCGGGCAAATCGAGCAATCGCTGACGTCGAGCGCGGGCTTGGTCGCCTGCCGAGTGCCGCAAGCAAGGCAGAGCAGGCAATCAGTGGCGTCGGAAAGATGCTGCACAAGGGGCTCGCTGTTGCGGGAATCGGGCTCGCCGGGCGTGAGCTGCTTCAGATTGCCGACGGCTACACGAACATTCAGAACCGCCTGCGCCTGCTGGCAGGCGATCAGGCGAACGCGAATCGCTTGTTCGACGAACTACGCGGCATTGCATCGCGCACGCGCCAAGACCTGACAGCGACGGTCGACGCCTATCAGGGCATGTCACGCGCGACGAAGGCGCTCGGGATGTCGCAGTCCGACACGCTCAAGGCGACCGAGACACTTAACAAGCTGGTCACGATTTCCGGCAAGTCTGCGCAGGAGTCCGCGGCTGGCCTGATGCAGTTCTCACAGGCACTCTCGAGCGGACGACTCCAGGGCGACGAGCTCCGGTCGGTGTTCGAGAACATGCCGACGCTCGTAGATGCGCTCATGTCGTCGCTTGGCAAGACGCAAGCCGAACTGCGGCAGATGGGATCCGAGGGCAAGATCACGAGCAAGATCATGGTAGACGCGCTCCTGTCTGCCGGCAGGACCGCAGACGAGCAACTCGGCAAGACTATCCCGACGATCTCGCAGTCGATCACCGAGCTAAAGAACAACCTGATGGTGAATCTGGGGCCGACCCTCCAGAGCGCAACGCAACTGCTCATGCGCATGGGCGACGCCATCGGTTCCGTCAACGAGAATCTTGGCGGGATGAAACTCGGGCTCGGTACGGTCGCCGGGTTCATGCTCGGCGGGCCCTTCGGTGCTGCCGTTGGCACCGCGATCGAAAGCGCGAATGGACTCGCCGAGAAGTACGGCAAGGTCACCGACGAGATGCAGCGGATGATGGACGAGCATCAGCGGCTCGTTGACGGAATTATCGTCGGAACGATCAGCGAGCGTGAAGCAATGCAAATGGGCTTCAAGTTCGCCGATGTCGTCGAGCTCAAGCGCAAAGGCGCTCGCGAGTACCGCGAGGCGCTGGAGCGCACCGTCGACTCCACGCGCGACCTCAACGACGAATTGCGCGACTTTACGACGGGCAAGAACTCGGGCGCCGTGCTCATGATCGATGCGCTTGTCGAGATAAACCGGCAACTCAACATGCTGGTCGGCAACGCGCAGAAGATTGCCAACGCCCTGACGGGCAGCATTGGTGGATCGATCGCCGATGCTGTGGCCAAGGATCGCGGGTTCCGTGGTATCGCTGGCGCGTTCTCGGACAAGGGCAAGTCAGCAAGTTCGGCCAAGCATGAGGTCGACGCCTACGCCGACGTGGTAGAGCGCGCAACGGCCGCCGAGCGCGAGGCATACGAGACGCTCAATCTGCTCGGCCAGGCTTACATGAACGGTGCGATCACGCTCCGTCAGTACAACGAGCAAGCCGAGCGACACCGGAACCTACTGATCGACATCGACGCGCTACAGGTCAAAAGCCAGACGTCAATGACGGTCGCGCCGATTTCGGGCGTGTCAGACTTGGCGTTGCCTGACTCCGGTGCCGGGCCCGATTGGGATGCGATGCGCGAGAACCTGCGGGTTGCTCAGCAGGGCGTGGACGAGATCAACGCAGCACTCCAGCGCATCGAGACCGAGCGACTCCAGCGACAATTCGAGTCACTCGGCCGCACGCTGCGCCCGATCGCGGACACGTTGATTGATATGTTCAAGCAGGGCGAGTTCTCAGCGAAGCGGCTCGAGTCTGTGCTCAAGGACGTGGCAATCCAGATGCTTCGCATGGCGGCGATCCAGGCGCTCAGCGGAAGCACAGGGGGCGGCGCTTCGCTTCTGCGCGGACTACTCGGCGGCGGCCGCAACGGCTTCGACTACGTCTCCAACTCCCAGCCGCTCCAACTTCCCGGATTCCGCACCGGTGGCGACGCGATGATCGGCGGGCGCGGCGGTCCCGACACGACGCTCGTGGCGTTCTGGGGCACGCCCGGCGAGAGCTACCACGTGAGGACTCCGCAGCAGCGCCGCGAGGCACAGGCGGAATACGAGAGCCTGCGCGCGGCGGCGTCGAGTGGCGGACGCACGACCGTGGTGGTGCAGACCATGAGCGATCCGCGCGAGATCTCGCGAGCGCTGGGATCGCACTCGGCGAAGCGCGAACTGGTGAAACTGAACCGTCAGTTCGACCGGCGGCGCTGAAATCGACCGCCTCGGGCGGCGGGCGCATCGTCAGGGCATGACCTGGCGCGTATTGCTCGTGCTCGCAGTCGTGGCGGGCGTCTCTCACGCCCAGCCCATCCCCCAAGGCGGCCTGCGTCGAGTGACGACCACCTCGGCACTGGAAGGCGCGGGCACGCTCACCTCGCCGCTGGGGCTGCGGACGGACTGCGATAGCTCGGAGACGCTCGCCTGGGACGGGGACTCGTGGGAGTGCACGGCGATGGCGGGTGGGGTTTCGGATGGGGACTACGGGGATATCACGGTGTCGATGGACGGCACGGTGTGGAGCGTGGACTCGGGGGCAGTGGCGTACTCGGAGCTGTCCGGGGCGTTCACGACCGCGAATGCGATTCCGGAGGGGAATGGGTCGGGGTTGACGGCGAGCACGATCACGGACAACGGCACGACGGTCTCGACTACTTCAGCGGTCTCGGTCAGCAACCGCATTACCACTCGATCGGGCACAGCCTCGGACGGAACGCTGTCGTTTACCGCTGGCGGAGACATTGCGTACATCCAAGCAAGCGAGGACGGAACGAGCGGATCGAGCGCCGCGCTGTACTTCACGAACGGGCTCGCACAAGCGCGCTGGATGGTCCTTGATGCGAGCGGGAACCTCGGCATCGGATCGGACACCACGCCGGACGCGAAACTCGACGTGCAGGGCACGCTTCAGGTCGACGGCGCGGCGACATTCTCCTCGACGGGCTCCTTCACCGGCAACCTCTCCACCAACGGCAACCTGACGGCGGGGAACGACGCGTCTGACACGGTCTACGCGCCGGGCACGGTCGGGATCGGGGTGGCGGCGGATAGCAATCTCAAGCTCAAGATCACTGGCGAGAACAACAAGAGCGTCTCGCAGATCAACGCGAACTACACGACCGCGCTCGGTACCGGCGAGACGCTGTGGGCCGCGATCGACACGCAGGTCGATTCCGTCATCCGAACGGATGACACGCAGGCGATCATCGCGGGGCACAACATCGAGGTGCACAGCGAGCGCGGCGAGTCGGAGAACACGGCCGGGGAACTGTACGGGCTCCGGGTGATCGTCGAGCACGACGACGTTGGCGGCGGGGAGGGGTTTGTGCAGCCAGACACCTACGGTGGTTACTTTGAGAACAACGGCGCAGGACACGCGCTTTACGTCGTCGGCACCACACGCCTTCAGGGGAATGTCATGTCAACCGGCAATCTGTCGGTGTCTGGCGCGCTTAACGTCACCGGCGCGCTTGGCGTCACCGGCGCGATCAGCGACAGCAACAGTAGCGTAACGGTTGACGACGGATTTCTCGTCACCGGAGATGCCGAGTTCTGGGGCGACACGACGATCGGCAATTCCGCCACCGACTCGATCACATTCTCCAACGGCCCCTCCGGCATCAACACCTACGACGGGACGCATCTGGAGTGGAGCGAGGAGTGGCTGTACGCGCAGACCGCGAACACCAACAACGTCTCCGTGGGCGACCTGTGGGGTTGTCGTCTCAGCGGCGCAAACGCGCTTTGCACGAGCATCGCAGCAACGGGCGCCGCGGGGCGTCCGGGCGTGCAGTTGTCGCAGACCGGATCGGCGAGCAACGGGTACGCGATCCTCACGACGCTCGTCACTGCGTTCGGTCTTGGCGACGGCGACATGCAGATCGACGACGTCCTCCGCTGGCCAACGCTGTCTGATGGCACCAGCGGATTCGGCAGCCACTTCGGATTCGGCGACACCCCTCCCGCGCTGTTGCAGGCGAACGGGTGCGGATTCCTATACGACGAGCGGAACGTCAGCGGCGCCAACAGCGGCAACCTGAACAAGCTGATCGCCTACTGCTGTGACGCCTCGACGTGCACCTATGATCTGCTCGACGGATCGAACGCGTGTGACGAGAGCTTCACGTCCGTCGACACGCCGGTGGTGGCCGACACGTGGATGCGCCTCTCTGTGCGAACCACGGGCACCACGCGCGTCGAGTTCTATGTCGACGGCACCAAGCGTTGCGGCATCAATACCAACCTACCGTCGGCACGTTTCGGCGTGGCGCGCTCGATCGTGAAGTCCGCAGGCAACGCGTCTCGGAGCGTGCAGTTTGACCACACGCTGATCTCCGCTGACCTCACCAGCGCAAGGAGCCCGTGATGCGCGACGATCTGAAGAAGCACGCCCCCACCGCTGCAATCGCGGCAACCGCTGCGGTCATCGGCGCGCTCGTCGCCTCTCCGTCGGAGCAGTCCGCGCCGCGACTGGAACTGCCGCCTGAGGTGCAAGCCGTCGCGAGCAAGCCCGCTCGCTCGGGACGCTCGCAGCACACGCGCCTCGTGTCGTGCGGCGACTCGCGGCAGGCCGCCATCCAGGGCAACGACACGCTCGGCGCCGTCACGCCGGGGCCCGGGCACGCCGGCCGCTGCACCGTGCTGTTTGCGCGCAGGGGCGAGCGTCAGTGCGCGCTGGAGGGCGCCGCGCTCGTTTCGCTCAATGCCACCGACCTCGTCGTGTCTGCGGCGGGGGCGTTTACCTATCGCTG